ATTCTTCATGACCAAATTCAATCACTATTTGAAGAAATGTTAGATGACCAAAGAAGGGGAGGGTGGAGAAAAAGATTAGAATCAATTAAAGATGGTGCTTTTATGTTGTTATTGGATAAAATTGTTAAATCTGAAAAAAATCTAATTAAGTGTGATATTTGGAGTTCATACAATAGGGATGATATGTGGTGTCAAATAGGTGAAGAAAAGTATTATCTTAAAGATATGTTGGTTATTAATAAAGCTTTTGATAATAATGACTACGAATTCTATGATGAAAATGACAGAAGAATAAAATATGAGTGGTATAGTAATGAAAGTTTCCCAGACTTCTATTTAAAACATTCAAAAATAAATTTGGCAAATTGAAATAATTTTCGTATCTTTGTATTATGATAACAATGAAATACAACGTAACGATTGAGAATGAAAAATTTGGTAAAGTTCTTAATGAAACATTCGTAGACCAAAAACAATTCAAATTATTTTTAAAAATGATTCACGGATGTTTGGAACTTAAAAACGATTTAACGTTCTTTAATGGTTTGGATTTTTTGGTTCATCTACCATACAAATATTTGGTTGATTCAGTAGTTCTTACAAATACCGAAACCTATGAATTGTCGGATCATATGAAAAGTAAAATCGAGGCATTGGTAACTAAATAACCTTTAAATCAAAAAAAATGAAATTATTTATTAAAATTTTATCCCTATGGGCATTAATGTTGTTAATTGGGAACGTATATTCAGAATACGTAGTTAACAGAGAAGTCGATTCTTTTTTACAAACAATTTCGACAATATTAATTTTTATCTGGATATTTGTATCAATAAAAATAACAATCAATTTAATTAACAAAAAACAAGAAAACAATGATTAGTACTTTAATTTTCGTAACAACAATTGTGGTAGTGGTTTACACATTATTATCAACAAGAGATTCCGCATTTATAGTAAAAGAAACTAAATATGGTACTGATAAATCTTTAAATTTTAGATGGATTTTAAAACCTGTTTTGATTTTTATTGTCGGTGGATTAATCTCATCAATACAACCATTTAGTTTGGAAAGAGTCGACGCTGGACATAAAGGTCTTAAAGTAAATTTGACGGGAAGTGAAAGAGGTGTGTCAAGTTACCAATACAAAACAGGTTGGGTTATTTATAACAATTGGGTTGAACAAATGTTGGAGTTCCCAACATATCAACAACACATTGAGTATGACGCTCAAGAGGTAATCACAAAAGGTGGTTTCTCAGCAACAATCAAACCTTCATTTAACTATTCCTTAAAAGAAGAATCGATTGGTGATATGTTTGTTAACCTACGACTACCAACCAAAGAAGTTGAACAAGGGTGGTTGAAAAACGCAATTGTCTCCTCGGTAAATGACGTAGCAAACAGATGGGAAGTTGACGCAATCTTTAATAAAAGGGAAGAGTTTGAGGCTTCAATCATTACTGAATGTAATAAAAGGGTGTCAAAATGGTTTACCGTATCTCAATTAAGAACTAATATCGTTCCACCAAAAGCGTTACAGGAAGCTATCGAATCCAAAACCAAAGCGATTCAACAAGCTCAAGCTGAAGACCAAAAAGCGAAAACGGCTGAAGCGGAGGCAAGAAAGAAAGTTGCAATCGCTAAGGGTGATTCAGCACAGATGGTTATTCAAGCAAATGCTGAGGCTTTGTCAATTAAGATTAGACAAAGAGAAATTACACCAGAGTATGTTGAATACTTAAAAGCTCAAAAATGGAATGGTGTATTACCATCAACAATGACGGGAAGTTCTGGGACTTTCCTAAATATAAAGTAAACGTTTCCTTGTTCGTTAAATAAGGTGGTGGACTAAACCCTGATGGGTCCAATAAGGAGGTGAAAACCTCCTTATTTTGTTATATTTATTATTATGGTAGAAGAAATAATTAAAAAACACAAAGAAATACCGATGGTAATAACTCTTTCCGATAACAAGAGTGTTTCAGTATATCTTACAGATAAAAACGTTTTGGATGATTATAATGACGAATATTACTTCGCGTTAATAATTAAAGGTTATAACAATAACACATCTAAAAAAATGATGGAGGATGAGGTATATAATTATTTTAAATACTACATAAGAAGTTTCTATATTGAAGGTAAAATTTTTGTTCGTTTTCAGTATGAGTGATATTTATAGATTAAAATACGTCATATGAACGAGAATATTAAAAAGAAACTATTTGAAGAAGTTAAAAAAAGAGGATTAGTTGTTGAACAAAAAAGCGGAACTTCTGATTTTACAGAGATGATATCTTTGATATTACATTCAAGAACTCAAATACATATATTACACCTACAAACAAAATCATTTGCGGAGCATAAAGCTCTTAACGAATATTATGATGAGATTGGAGACCTTGTTGATGGTCTTGTTGAATCGTATCAAGGTAAATATGAATTGTTAAAAGGTTATAAGTCATATGATATTATGAACTATAAGACACCCGAAATGACCATTAAATACTTACAGGATTTATGTTCAAAAGTAGAATCTTTAAGAAAATGTTGTGATGATTCCTACATACAAAATCAAATTGATAATGTGTGCCAGTTAATTAATTCGACATTATATAAATTAAGGTTTTTAAGTTAAAATTCAACGTAAAATACTTGACCATTACTTTCGGTTATTTCTACATTCTCATTAAAATTTAATGTTACTGACATATCCTCAGTATCAAAAACGAAATCCCCATAAGACCCCTCATTAATTTCCCAACCCCCGTAAAATTCACCTAACCAACGGTAAAGGAAATCTTCAACACCTTTAGACATTCCATAAGATTCAACTTCACCACTATCTCCACCACCATTAAAATAAACTTCTTTTGTAACCTCACCCGAATTTTTAAGTTCATTTAAAAATTCAATAACTGAAGGATAATTTTCAGATAATTGTTCTTCTTCAAATCTATCACCCATAGGTTTAGACGACATAACATAGCTATATCCAACAACTTTTAAGTTTCTTTCGTTACAATCAAAATTAAAACTTAAAAATCCTCTATCTGTAGATTCGTCATAAGCATAATCCCCTAAATCGTTTCCATTAATAATTCTTTCAATTAAATTGGTGATTGCGTCATACAATTCAACTTTACTAGGCCCGTCTACTTCATATGCGTAATTATCAAAATAATCAGCGTCACCACCGTAAAACTGGACTTCAACCACTGCCTCATCAATACCATGCGATTTACACATATATGAGAATAATTTTAATGTCTTTAAATCTTCTTTACTTAGTTCCATACTTAATAAATATTACAATTATAAAAAAATTAATCAATTCCAATATCCATTGTTCTTATAATCCACATAGGTCTTTGATTTGCTCGTAACGTATCAAAAAATTCTTTTGATGTTGGAATATGGTTATAGAGATCTTCTCTTACGTGTTGTTCTCCAATATATCTAGTGTATACTATTTTACCATCACTATTTTCAAAACTAGGACCAAAGAACTTCTCACATAAAAATATACCTTCAGAATGATGTAAAAATACTCTATGGTCAGTATTAGGTATCCATGCCTTTGTTTGGTCAAACCATTCGTGAATATGGATATAATCTTCCCATTTTCCACCGAATTTTTTTGCTGATGATTTTGCGTGTATAATCGGGTGCATAACTTTTTTTACAAATTTAAATATAAAAAAATAGATTATCAATTATATTTATTATCGTATGAATGTTGAGAACGTTGAAAAAGTTGTATTTAAATTCGTTGAGTTAATATCCAAAGAACCGTATGAAGATTGGATTTATAATACTTATGATGATGAAAGTATTCATTTTAAAATACATTTCTCACCTCTGAAGGTATCGTTAAAAGAAACTAGTTTACAATCAAGAACCGATCAAATTCCTTGCATATATAAAGGAACTATTCATTTAAAAATAAATAAATTGTCTGCAAATTTTGATAATGAATGGCAAGATTTTTATTATAAAGATGATTTACCTGAATATGGTTGGGATAAACTTTATGAGTATATCGATAGTGAACTTTTCATTCATATACCTGATGTTTGTGTTAATATAGAGGCTAATTTTTAGATTTTAATAAGTTATCCTACTATCACTTCTAAAACTCATATCATT